CTGGAGAATGATCCGGAGATGGAGGTAGGCTTCAAGGACATCAAGGAGTTATCAATAGCTAAGTCCAATGCGGCTCGGGAGGCTATGACTGCTAGAGGTGAAGCTACGCAGATTACTGAGGACCGTAAGGTGTACACCCAGGATGACTACGAGGCTACTATAGCTGCTGCTAGGAAGAGAATCGAGGAGGCTAAGGTAGCGGAGATAATAGACGTACAGGACTAATATGACAGGACATCATAAAGAACTGAATGAATGGCAGGTAGCAACTGACCATTGGATTGAGCTGACACTCAAGAAGTATCAAGAGCGGGACCCGGATGACCTCACCCAAGTCTTTATGCGTGGACCCTTTGCTGGCTGGAGTGAGCGTATGGTTCTGGAGTTAGCAATGAAGCTGGATGAATCAAACAAGAATCTACCAAGGCATAAAACATTATGAAGATAACAATCGAACACTACGACGAAGAAGTATCATTTAGTACTAAGCACGATGACATCACTGCTAGTCAAGTAGCAGAGATAATGCAGCGTATGTGCCAAGCCTTGGGGTATCACTCACAGAGCATAGGTGAAGCATTCTATGAAGCTGGTAACAATATGATAGAGACATATGAGCACTAAAGGAAGCGGACCCCGTAAGGGGCATAATGCTGAGAAGCAGCGCAAGAACTACGATGACATTGACTGGTCAAAAAAAACCAAGTCAACAAAATCAAAGCTGACCTCAGACAAACGGACACCAACCAAATAGCGATATGACGGAAGATCAAGACCTGGACATAGTATACGACCAAATCCGCGGGATACTGGGAGAGCACTTTCACAACTTCTGTTTCGTTGTGATGGATGACACGGGTGACCTGTTCTATGACTACACTAACTACAGGGTTGGTAAGATGCTAATGACCGAAGCCCTAGAGGATGCGAACTCAGAGATTGATGATTGCGGTTGGGACTGGCCCGAGGATGACGATGACGATTACGAGGACCAGGATCTTATATAGGTATGTCCATTAATTTCACAGAGCACCCAATCCTCAAGCCGCCTACGGACGAGGAGATTGTACTACTCGGGGAAGCTGACCCACGGCTCCTACAGGAGTTACACAAGGCGCACGAGGGACGTATATCTGCATCCGTAGATGATCCTATCCGCCACGGGTTCGACCTGCCTGGCTGGGAGCGTATGTCTCAGTCCTTCCGGGAGTACAATGAGGTGCTGGCACTAGGTGGAAATCGCTGCCTAGCGGCTGAGCAAGAAATCTTTGACCCCGTTGCACAAAAAAGCCGCCGTGTCGATGAGATTGACGGCGACTTTAATGTAATAGCCTATGATGAGATCAACGATCGATTTCTTGAATCAAAAGCTCTGGCCCCATTTCGTAAGCCTGCTCAAGACTTATACTGCTATCAATTAAGCGATGGCGAAGAGATTCACTGCTCCAGCACTCACAGGGTTCTTTCTTTTGGTTCATACCATCCGATAGCTGACGTAACATTTCTTGACGTTCCAAAGCCGCCTGATGCTTCCTTGAAGCTGCTTCCTTCATCCGCAAGTACCCTCCTGGTGTCCACTGTGGACATTTACCTTTCAGAGTTACGCGAAGGTGTTCAGCATTGTTTTGGAATAGCTCAAGATTCTCAATGGCGTTGTTCTGTTTATTTCCGTCAATGTGATGGACTACCTCCTGTCTTGTTAGAGGACGACCTAGACTCTTTGACACCACTAGACGATGCTCTAAAACGTATGGAGTACGCTTTCTCCGCATTGGAGAATCAGGAGAGTAAACCTCAATGTATCCGTCTTTATTTAGTATTCGACCTCCCTTCCATTCAGGGTGACCCTCTCCAGATCGGGGACCAGTCCTCTGGCACTTTATCTGATGCTTCTTGCAAACCTTGTAAATCAGCTTCGCAGTTACACGAGGGTCAAGAGTCACTTGAAGTTTATCAGCAATCCATTGTTGAGTTTTCCCTTGGGATTCAATCCAGTCTCGTATCTGGTCCACAGGGTATTCGATGCTATTGTATTTTGGCATATAGTTGTTATGGTGATAATAGATCATATTATAGCATACGGGTAAGCAACTATTTCCTCCGAAGGGATACCGTGTGGGATTTTACGGTTCCAACTTACCATAATTACTTAATTGGCAATGTAGTAAATCATAATTCCGGCAAGACGACTGGATGTGCCAAGCGGATTATGGAGGCCGTGAGTTCTAACTTCGATGGACACATAGTATGTTTTTCTCAGAATGCTGATACGTCAATTAAGGTACAGCAGCCAGCTATCTGGGAGATGATGCCCAAGGAGTTCAAGAAGAAGACCAAGAGCATTGACGGGTACATTAATTATTCAATGCAGAATGGTTTCACTGGGAGTTCGTTCGTGTTCCCTGACACTAGGACTCGCGTGGACTTCAAGACCTATACGCAGTTCAGTAATAACTCGACTATCCTTGAGGGTTTTGAGTTCGGGTTCAAGAAGGACAGCATCAAGGCTGGGAATGAATCCAATATCGGAGCCTGGCTGGACGAGTACCTAGGTGACGCTGCCCTAGTGAACACGCTACGGTTCCGCCTAGCTACACGGGACTCAAAGATGGTGATTGGTTTCACCCCGATTGACGGGTACACACCCTTCATCTCGGACTATTTAAAGGGAGCAGAGACCCTTGAGACTAGACCTGCTGCCCTACTACGGGGCAAGGAAGTACCAACCAAGCAGTACAGTCCAAGCCGGGATGCGGCAGTGATATACCTGCATTCGGACGAGAACCCCTTCGGTGGTTACGAGCGAATTGCGAAGGACCTAGCCGGGCGGCCAGAGGATGAGATAAAGGTCCGTGCGTACGGATTACCCGTGAAGTCAGCCAACGCTCTGCTCCCTTACTTTAATACAGAGGTCAATGTTCTCAACGAGAAGCCGAACAAGTACAAGATGACGTTCCCCGACATCTCGGATCAGTCCCAGTTCACCTGCTACCAGGTGGTTGACCCCGCTGGTGCAAGGAACTATACCTGTATCTGGGCTGGGGTAAACAAGGATGGCGAGGTGTTCATCCGCAGGGAGTGGCCGGACCGTAACACCTACGGCGAGTGGGCTATGTTCGGGGACCCGAAATGGAAGTACGGACCAGCAGCCAAAAAGATTGGTCTAAATGTTGAGGGGTACTGCGAACTCTTCAAGGAGATTGAAGACGACCTTGAGATTGAAGTAACTGAGCGAATTGGGGATTCCCGATTCTTCGCAAGGGAGAATGAGAACAATGATGATCTTTTTACATCCTTCTATGACTTCGGTCTAAGCTTCCTACCATCCGATGGTAAGATGGAGGAACAAGGTATCACAGCTCTGGATGACTGGTTTAACTACAATCCCAATGTGGAGATTGACCAGGCCAATAGACCGAGGTGCTACATTCACGAGGACTGCGGTAATCTTATCGACAGCCTTATTAACTACAACGCAGGCGGCAAGCCCGAGGAAGCCCTGAAGGATTTCTTTGACGTTATCCGCTATTTGCGAATGTCGAACGGCGGAGAGGGTCCTGACTTTCTCTCGTCCAATGATATGCAAACAACTAATACTCGAAAAGGAGGATACTAATGCCTAAGAAGAAACTAATACAAATCGCCAAAGAACAAGAAGTTACGTTTGATGAAGCTATGCAAATCGCGACTGACAAACTGCCAGAGGGCGCACTCACAGGTAAAGGTAGGAACACCTGGGTAAGCGAGGAAGGTACAAAGATACTGGAGGACTCCTTGATGATTGATGAGATTATCCCGAAGCACTTCACTGGAGTTATCCTGGCAGAATGCCCTAACCCGAAGTACAACGTGTTCTTCAGCAAGGAAATTGGCAAGAGGGTAAACGTACTACTGCCCCGTAAGTGGCAGGGCAAGTTAATCAAGAAGATAATCACCGTAGAGGCTATCGAGGATACCAAGGGTGTAAGTTACCGGTATGTCGGAAAGTAAAGACATCACGCTGGATCGAGCTTGGTGCAGGGAGCAATCCGACCGACTAGCAAGCTGGGAGATCCTTAGACGGCACGTTATGCACGAAAGCGGCGTATCAATGACTAATGGCGACCTATGTGATACAATAGGCGTATCATCGACCTATACTATTCGATTGCTTAAATCTATACAAAAACGCCTCGACGAAGACAATGCTGAATGAATCAATCTCTGAGTCCTTGACATATGTTCAGGATGAACCCGACATCAAGACCCTACGTTACGCTTACGACCAGACTGTAAACGAACTTGATGGTTACTTTGACCTCTGCCGTACTAGCTACGATGATCGTCGCAACTGGTGGCCGGGCAAGAGTCGTGATCACCGCAAGCACGGTGCTGATGCTTTCCCTTGGGAGGGTGCATCCGATATGGAGTGCCACCTCATTGATGAGCGTATTACGCGACTCGTATCATTGTTTATGGCATCGTTGAATCGAGCCAACGTACGAGCATTTCCAGTCGAGAGTGGTGATATTGGACGCAGCCGTGTTGTTTCGGGCTTCCTTAAGTGGATGGTAAGTTCGGGGTATATTCCACGCTTCTACCGAGAGATGGAACTCGGTGCTAACTATTTGCTTGAGCGGGGCATACTGATCACGTATGTCGGATGGCAGCGTGAAGATCGACGGTTCCTACAGGAACTTGATATCAATCAGATTGCACAAGTCAGCCCGGATGTAGCTGTTGCTATTCAAGACGGGAATGATGACGATGAGTTAATCGCCCTGCTACAAGCTACATTTGAAGGAACAAGCAAGAAGCGAGCAAAGAAGGCACTCAAGGCTTTACGCAAGGACGGCTTAGCTGAGTTACCTATTGTTCGCCGACAGGTCAACGCTCCGGAAGTAAAGACACTAGCCCCCGATGGGGACTTCTTCTTCCCTCCGTATGTGACTGACCCACAGCGAGCACCTTACTGCTTCTGGCGTACTTACTACACCCCACAGGAACTCGAAAACAAGGTTGTAACAGATGGATGGGATCAGGACTTCGTTGAACACGTTATTGAGAAATACCGCGGCGTTAATATTGAATCAATTGACCGCGAGCAGGAAGGCACTCGCAGTACTAGCCTTACTAATAATGCTTATCAGGCCGACGAACTCATTGAGATCTGCTACGGATACCAGCGACTAATTGACCAAGAAGATGGTGCTGAAGGAATTTACTGCACTGTATTTCACCGCGAGTTCAGTGGTGACGAAATGACACAGGGCTACGCTAAATTTGAGTTACTGAATGGCTACGAGGATTATCCTGTAGTTGTCACTAAGCTCTCCGAGGACAGCAAGCGTCTATATGATACCTCTACTGTACCGTCGATTCTTCGTGGCTTACAGAATCAAGTAAAGATTGAGCGTGATTCACGTACTGATCGTAATAGCCTTTCTACGCTTCCTCCTATCCTGCATCCAGTTGGTCAAGCACCTACGGATTGGGGTCCAGGTCGAATGATTCCTTATCGCCGCAAGGGTGACTTGGACTTCGCTCCTACACCTCCACCTCCTACTGGCTCAATTGAAATGGAGTCCACATTACTTGACCTAGCTGATCGCTTGGTTGGACTTGATGAGGAGGGTAGCATTAGTCAAATTCGCAAGCAGTTCCTAGTTGATAAGTTCCTTAGCCACACAGCAGAGGTTCTGCGTATGGCGTTCAAGTGCTTCCAACGCTTCGGACCGGACGAGATCTTCTTCCGTGTTACTGGTGTGCCTGACCCTCAGTCATTCGACAAGGGCAGTGCTGAGGAGAACTTTGACATTATGATTAACTTCGATGTTCAGAACACTGACCCACAGACCGTGGAAGCTAAGACCCAGCAGTTCGTAGCATTGAACCAGTTGAACTCCAACAATCGTCTTAACGTAGATGCCCTATTGGATGTCATTGCTACTAGCATTGACCCAGTGATGGCTGACGCAATCCTACAGCCAGTAGAGACAGCGCAGGAGGAAGTGGTCAAGCAGGTCACTGACGACCTAGCTAAGATCTTTGCGGGCATTGAGATGCCGGCACGTCCAGCAGGAGCACAGATTGCATTGCAGGTTATCCAGCAGTACACTCAGCAGCCCGATGTAGCACAACGTGCTCAGACGGATCAAGCGTTTGGTGCTCGACTACAGAAGTACGTAGGTCAGTACACCTTCCAGATGCAACAAGCTCAGAATGCTCAGATTGGTCGCGTAGGTACAGCACCTGCACAGATGGGAGAAATTGATACTCAGAATCTATAATGACACCAGGAGAATACGCAAACAGGCGAGCAAAAGACCTACGGGCCAAGGAATACTACGATATGATTGCCCTCAATGAGGGAGTCAAACCGAAGGTGTACCGGGACAGCAAGGGTCACAGGACTATTGGTATTGGATTCAACCTAGAGGATGCGGGCAATCGCAAGATCCTCAAGAAGGAAGGAATAAATATCAATGAACTATTCAAGGGTCGAGAATTGGACGACAAAGAAATAAAAACTCTTTACAATCATAGTCTAACCCAAGCATTTAATGATGCCCAGAAGTTTGATAAGAGCTTTGCCAAGCGACCTGAGCCAGTGAAGAAGGCGATTGTAGATATGTCATTCAACCTAGGTCTTACTAAGCTCAATAAGTTCAAGAAGATGCGTGAAGGTCTTGAGGCTGATGACTACAGCGTAGCAGCCGATGAAATGGTTGACAGTGAGTGGTTCAAGCAAATCAAGTCCCGTGGTCCACGTACAGTAGGTTTAATGCGTTCAGCAGCTCAGTAATATGAATATTCAAGACGACATCAATAGCTTGCACAGCTACGAATCCTTTGCTCGGTTCATCAAGATGATTCACGAACTCCGTGAGGAAACCATCAGCGAGATGCACGAGGCATCCAGTGAGAACATCCAACAGGTATCCGGTCGTATCATTACGTATGATCAGATCCTTCAAATTTCAGGCTGGGATAAACTTCAATTGAAGCACTCCGAAAGAATGTAAATACGTATGTTATAATGCACCCATCGCCTTCGCTCGGCGTTAATGAGTGGTAACAATATGACAGACGAAATCGAAACTGCTAACGCTGAGGCAGACCAAAGTTCAGTGGACAACAATAATATATCCGTCGAGGATTTCGCAATGCGGAGACTTGGGGAACTAAATCCTGTAGCTGAAGAGCCACAAGAGGAAGTAACCGAAGAA